TTTCTTATTTTTGTTTTCAAAATGTCTTTTGCCTGATAGCCCGCATTTTAGATATAAAAGCAATGTCAAAAGCATAGTATTATACAAGATTCAGAGCTAACTATATCACTCTAACAAATACATTATACCACTAAGTTTTCGGGCAAATCATCCGGGATATTCCTTAATTCACTCTGTATTCTGTCACCATATAGCCCGAAAAGCAAGTAGATAAGTGCAGAAGGAAGCTGTGTTGTTAGTCCTGCTTGGTGCTTTAATGCCACTTTAACTTCAGAGGACTTATCCAGCTCAATACGCCCGTCTGTTTTCTTTAATGGAGATAAAGGAATAGCACTACAAAGGTTCGAACATTCGTTCTCATCTATCCGGCATACAGGCAATGCGTTGCTTCTCTCACCAAATAAGAGCAATAAAAGTTTAAATTGCTGCCAGTGGTAGATTGTGGATTGTCCTTCGTTCATAAGTTCAACTGAAAAGCCGTAACTTTCTAATTCTCTTTTCAATATACGAGCATCAGATGTTATTTTTTCAAGGTCTTCACGGCGTTTATTGGCTGCCCGGTCATGATAAAGCACAATGTGTTTATTAATCGCATCAGTCCCGAAAAATTCAAAGATTTGCTTTGCCAGCTCCGGCTGTTCTGCCGGATAATAGCAAGTAAATTCTTTTAGAACCCGGAGTTCATGACCATAATCTTTCTCTTGAGCAGCAACAATACTGGAGAAGTGTCCGGGGTCGTATCCTAAAAGGATCCGTTCACGTTTATCGTAATACTTCAGATACCTAGAAGTTAAAACAAAGTGTTCACGCAAATCAAGCTTTAAAATTGATTCATAGCGATAGCCATCGGAGAACTGGTGCTTGTCTTTTCGATAGTTCGCAAAGAATTTATTAACGACTTCCTTCTTCCGGATTGCACAAATAGAAGTCAGGAACTCATCAATATCAAGTGATTCAAGCTGTGTTCGAAAGAATTTAGGACCCAAAATATCTTTATTTGAAAAAGAAGAAGCACGGATATAATAACTCGCATTTCGACGCATATCTGCTAAACGTGGCTTCCAAGAAGCTATAACACGTTTTGCTTTCTCCACTTCCAAACGCAATGCTTCAATGATGACAGGATTCTTTTCCTCACTCATACGGTGATTACTCCGATATATTTTATACAATGCAGCCTGATAATACATAGAAGCAGATACAATCTCATCAATAAGATCCTTATTGACATTGTTCTCATATTCTTCATACCAATTGTCCTCACCTAAGTCCAAACGAGCTGTATCAGTAACTCCTGTAATTCCCTGATAATAAGACGACATACGAATAGCTGCAGAAGAGCCACGCAAAGAAGGAAAAAGTCTCGTTTTTAATTTCTCTCCCTTATTATGCTTCATTTCTTCAATGAAAGCATGAACGCCACTTCGACCGGCAACAGACTCCGGCTGATCGGAACTCACCATTTGAAGATGATGTCCATTACGAAATAATATGCTATGTTTCGGATAAGCAACAGGATATCGAGGTTTTTTAAAATGGGAAGGCAGTTTAGTTTCACCTACAACATAATCAATACCATACTCGAGCATAGAGCGTCGTCCATCACCAACCGGTCTGGAAAAATAAGCTTGAATATTGGGCCATACATTTGTCATTAGAGCTACGTATGTTTTATGAACCAAGAACGAAAGTTCCCCAGGCATGTCGTTTGCTACCCGGATTATGCGTGGTCCCATGACCCCTTCAGTCTTACCTGTTGCACGGCCTGCTTCGACAATGAGTACGTTTGGATCGATAACATTTGCACGAATCTGCATTGCGTTCATGTAGTACTCTTCAAACGTTGCAGTCAGGTCTAAAGTCGTAGCACCCACACTAAGAGGTTGTGACGACTGTGAATAAAGTTCTAGTCCCATATTACTCCCCCGTTTCTTCAGGTTCAACAATTTCCGCTTCCTGAATATCAGCATCACGCAACAAACGTTTCTTATCTGCTTTTTCAACAGGAAGATTATCAATGAGGTTGATATAGAAACCTTCATTGTTTTTGCGGGCTATTTCTTTAATTGATTTCTTTTGGAAACCCAACTCTTCCGGAGTGAGATTCGGGGAGATCAGGAATACGATGCCAAGGTCTCGGTCCGCTTCCGCTATTTCCGAGGCTCTACGCCGGCATTCTAAGGCGGCGTTGTAACATTTCTCCTGTGTCTTATAATCTCCCCTTACAGCGCATAATTTCGCTAAATCTTCGTATTTGTCTGCATAATTAGACTCCCATACCTTGATAGATACATTATTATCAATATTAAAGTAATTTATAGCGGCATAGATACGAGCCTTACAGGTCCGCTCATCAATATTAATCTGTTGAGCAGCATTAATCCTCTGCCGTAATAACTTGGCTGCACGGGTAATATTCCTCTCATACTCAAATATTTCTGCTGCCCATTGTAGCTGCTTTAAAAATAGCCGAATCTCCTCCGGAATTCCTGAACAACGTCCAGTTGTCAGAAACTCCGAAATCAGATCCGGATGTATTTTATCAAGGTGGTCTAATTGTGTCATACTCCAAACAATTGTTTTCGTAGGTCTAATTCAACACGTAAGTTTTTACGTTCTTCCAAGGTATTAATTGCATCAATGTCACCTGATTCAGCCTTTTTCGCCAATTCTGCGTCAATATTATATTCTCCTAGAGCACGTCCATTGTTATATGCATCATAATACACATCACTAGTAAGAGTAATCCGGACAATCAATGCTAACTTCTCTTTGCCACGAAGTCCAAGAAGGCTGCAAATACGTTGCGGTGTGTATCCAAGTGCGCCAAATGTGCGCACCTGGGATATATATTCTTCACCGATCTGAGTGATCTGATCTACATCAGAAGTAGGTGTCAGTTCGTTTTTCATACAATAAGTTTTAGAGTTTCTTCTGCAGTCATCAATTCCTCACTACGGATCAACCGGATAACCTGTTCTGGAAACATAGCCCGATATCGAGATACGGTTGCGGATACATAACGTGGATCTATTTCCATCGCATGGCAAATTCGATCCGTCTGTTGACAAGCCATGAGTGTAGAGCCGGAACCGGAAAAGAAGTCTGCAACAATTTGTCCGGGTGCACTGGAGTTACATATAGGATATGCCATCAGTGCAATTGGTTTCATTGTGGGATGGATGGCGTTGCGTTGTGGCTTATCGAAGTTCCAAACTGTCGTCTGTTTCCGATCTGAGTTCCAAAAGTGACCGGCTCCCGGTTTCCAACCGTATAGACAAGACTCATGCTGCCACTGATAATCCTGACGTCCCATAACCATTGAGTTCTTTACCCAAATGCAACATTGTGCTATTTTAAATCCAACCTTCCGGAGAGACGCACGAAAGTTCTCGCCCTCACTATCCGCATGAAATACATAATAGGAACCACCCGGCTTCAAGATTGAAAACATGACAGTAAAGACCTGACGAAGGAAAGTGGCGAATAGATCGTTTTCCATCGAATCATTCTGAATCGTAAGTTCATCTTCTGTCGCTCCCTGGTAAGCAACATTATACGGCGGATCCGTAACTAGTAAGTCAGCGTATTGACCATTCATTACTGCAGATACATCTGCTTTAGAACGACAATCCCCACACATCAGCCGGTTATTACCTAGTAACCAGATATCACCAGGCTGAGCAAAAATAGAACCGGAAGATCCTTCTTCATCGGAAGGTATAGAAAACGCCACGTTATCTTCCTGAATGTCTCCTGATTGATGTTCTTGGGGAAATAAGGGAGTCCCAATAGAATAATCAACAGCTTTCACCTCATAGCCGAGGTTAAAACGTTCCATCGTATCGGTATCTATATTATACTTTTTAAAAAGTAATGTATCAGGATTCTTTGTGGCAAACTCCGAATTGTATGCTGCTATCTCTTCAACAGCTTCTTTCTTATCTGCTGCAAAGATAGGCTCATAGGGAATTTCAGGAATTATAAACCCCGACTTTCGTAATGAAAGCAATGCTTTACGTCGTTGATGAGCATCGATGATCCACAGCTTTCCATCCGGATCCTTCCAGGCTTTAAATGCATACTTGAAACCACGGGTGATAATAAGCATCTGTAGTTTCGATAATTTATCAGGATCCGATTTCTTAAAATCCTCCTGAAGCTCTAAGAACGAATCCAGCGGGGCGGTTGGCAAACCACCCAAATTAAATACTTCTATTAGCTTTTCCATAATCTACTTTGATTCTTCGAGAATTGATTTGAATAAGGCTTCTCGGTCACGAAACCGACGAAGGTGTTCTTTATCTTGCGACCGTTTATCTTTACGTTCAGGCCGCTTTAGAAAGGATTCGTATCTGCGAATATTATCGGAGCAATTCTTATACCGGCGAAGGAACTCCAAGGGGTCGGATGCTCGTAAACGTTCTAATTCAGCTCTCTCCGACCGATGAACAATAAGCGGATGCTTATACCGATACATTCCAGTGTCGTTGTACGTTTGCAGCTCGGAGAATGCTAGTAAGTTACGGATACGGAGTTCAGCCATATCAACGACTGCACGCCTAGTCGGTTTCTTATCTAGCAATTCATCGAGCTGCTTCATCTTTTTCCAAGTCAGCACACGATCATTATACAGTATCGTGGCTATTTGGACGTTTTCGTCTTCGAGGTTTTCCCAGTCGATTTGCGGGTACTCTTCGTGCTTTTGCTTTTTGGAGCTACCTTGGTTGGTTCTTTTTTTTTCTCTTCTTCCAGGGATTGTTCGGCTTGCTCCGCACGTTCTTCGGCTTCCACCCTTGCTTCCTGTTCTGTTTCAAGTTCCTCTTTCAGTTCCAGGTTCTCTTGCTCCAAAACTTCAGCTTGTTCTTCTGCTTGAGATGCACGTTTCTCTGCCTCTTGTTTTTCCAGCTCAGAAAGCTCCACGTCAGCCTGTTTTTCGTAAATCTCGGCATCGATTTCAAAAGGGTTCTTTTCTTCTTGTACAGAAGTCCCCGCTGTTCCTTGCTGATTTTCCAAGCAAGTTGCTGTGTTTCCATCATGGGACTCTTCAGCTCCTATACATGATCCACCGGTATCAGGTATATTTCCCGCTCCATTTTCTTCTTTAGCTTTTTCAATTTCACGACGATTTATCCGGATGGCTTCCTTTGACTTTAAGTCTAGCAATGTATAAAGGATGTCATCCGCATAACGCTGCGGGTTACGGGCAAACATCTTGAGTTTTGGATGTGCCGGAGCAGATGCCTGAAGCAGACTTAAATCTGCTTCGGCTGCTGCTGTATTACGTAACTCATTAAAATATTTAGTTTTCTCTTTAAATCCGTACATAACTTACGCTGTTTGAATTCGACTTCCAGAAACTTCAATAAGAGTGGTAGGATCCAACACTCGGAATGTAATGGAAGAACCAGCCTTTGCTGTCCAAGTGGCTCCATCTTCCAAAATAAACGTTGAACCATCAGCTATTGTAGCTGCCTTATCAGTTCCTGTACCGGTCAAAGTGATATATCTACCTTTATCATTATTTGTCAACCCTGAAGCCGTCTCAATTGCATAAGTCGAAGCAGGCCCATTTGGTATCTCATAGGAATTGCTCGTAGTTTTAATAGCCAAGTCTTTAGTCCCCGCTGTATGTACCTCTGCTGGAGCCTTAACAATATCACCAACATATTTATAATACTGTGTCACAGAAGTCCGCTCAAAGGTGAAGGTTATATAACGACCATCTTTGTCATTTTTCGCCTCATAAGTTTTCAAAACCATCGGTCTGTCATATTCTCCTAAGATATACCATTGATCCTCACCTATTTCCTTAAACAAGATCACAAACTTACCGCCGGCATGCTCTTCTATAAAGTTCAGAAGCTGATCCCGCATACCTCCCATGACTGCTACAAACTGGTTCGTTCCACTTGTTGTGATATCACCCTTTTCGCCATTGCCCACATAAGTTGGAATATCATGGGCTTCAAAATATTGCATGTATTGTCCGGAAAGCATTGGTATTGTCGCGACCTCACGATTAGCATTAGGCCTAGGAAATTTCACATTCGGATTGATTTGATGAACATCAACCAAGTAAATCTTATAAGCTATATTAGAACCGTGAGTCACTTTATCCGATACGTCATCTACGCTGCCAATGGCCATCATAGTAGCCAAAGAAGTTCCTGAAAATCCTGTCATGCAAAACATTGAATGATCAGGATCCAGGAGCATACCAACAACAAAAACAATGGCAAAAAGAAGTGCTAGAGATAAGAAGAGCCTTACCTGCATTTTACGTGCATATTGATTTCCCTTTTTATAAGGGTTACTGATTTTTTTAGCTTTCATATAATATCAATTTTGTAATTAAGTAAAGGGGTGGGCAGAACTCCCACCCCCCGAAAACAAACACCTATAAAAAACCGAAAAGAACTATCTTACTCCAGGAAGATTCGGTTGCAAAACTGCATTGACAGAACGAATTCCCCCTACACACCGTTCCAGCTCACGGAAGTTACCGTCTTTATTCAAAAGAACAAGAATGTAATCTCCCTCTTTTGTCGGAGTATAGTTTGCTGTGATATCGGCAAACTTTCCAGACTTAGAGATAGTAGAAGCGTTAGTTTTAGAGCCACATTCAATAAGATACGCAACACCTGCTTTCGCATTTTTAATATCAGTGATTGCAGTTGCTTTTGTATTTTCTGAAGTAATCTGCCAAAAGCCTTGTTTTGCATCGACAATAGTTGCATCAGCTGCCACATCAATAGAAGGTTTATTCATGAAAATCTGCTGCCATTCATAGCCGTTTTCAACGAGTTCTTCATGTGTTTTGAAACGACGGCCTAAGAAAGCAGCTGCAGTACCTTCCTTCCAAGTTGACCAACATTTTACCATCTCCATATCGTCCTTAGCTTTGAATGCCATCATTTCTCCCGGAATATATTCTAGGAACTGGAGGTTCCCTGGAATGTCGAGGAACATTAAGCAACTTTGTCCCAAATAAGGAAGCCACTTAATATGAAGTGTCGTATCAGGAACAATATTCAAATAGCTATCAGGACCTGTAAAATCAAGGTCCTTACCATATTTCGCCCGGCAACCTTCTTTCCACCAAGTCTGATGCAGACTATTAAGGTAAATAACGTGCTGATCCAAATCCATGTCTTCGGTACATTTTTCGATAATGTCAGCAACAAACTCTCTTACTGCATCTACCATATTTTCTTTTGTATAGACACGATAAGTCTTATCGTCATGCAATAGAATTTTATTCTCGTGAAAATAACGGATCAGCGTATAAATAATGCCCGTGGAAGCATTCAGGAAATGAGATGGAACACCCTTTTCCGGAGTGGCGTAAATTCCACGAATTCGACGCTTGTTTTGTTCAACTTGAGCCGTTTCCAGAGAATTGACAATACAATATTCAATCAAAGACCACTTGATCGGATCAGAGCCTTCTTTATTGAGGTAACCAATATACATTCGTTCCAACTTCTTCATTGGCCCGAACTTCATTTTGATCATTGCGTCATCAACATGCCCCATCTCGTTTTCAAGCTTCATGCCGCCTTTCCAGACTTCACCTTCTTGCCATCCCTGAGAAACTTCATCAAAGAAGGTATTGAAAACTAAGTCATGATCTTGAATACCATAACGGATCGGGAAGAACTGAGTTAAATCACGTGCTTTCAGTACATGAGCAATCAATGCATCTTGGCGACGAATTACATATTGATCACCGACTTTGGCATCACCAACACCTGCAAAATCCGTAGCAAACTCGCCAGCAGCCAATTTCACGGGGTCAAGCAAATGATTCTTATTCAGATATTCATAACGCTTGGCAAGAGATTTAGAGAAAACTGACACTTCTTGAAAGAAAGACTTCTCCTCACCTTCTTCGATGTTAGTAGAAGAGTAATCCGGATTTTCGGCTATCTTATTCCAACGTTTCGACATGTCAAACATAGGAACTTCAATGCCAAACAGGTATTTGGCAGTAGTGCCAGGTCCATTGATTCTCATTGTAGTAGGAGTTGTTACAATAGCAGCTGCAGTATCTTCTGCTGTTTGCTCTGTCATTGTTTTCACTAGCTTTTGTAATTCACCATTTTGCTTTGCAACATTCTTGGCCAATTCAATAATACCTTCCGGAGTAGCTTCCGATTGAGTTACCGGACTTTTCTCTGAATTAGCAGATCCTTCGGTCTTTTCCGAAGAAGGTACAATACCTGCCAATAACGCTTGCAACTGATTCATTTCTTCCTGAGACATTGGCTGCTTAGAGTCAGCATCCATGTCCTCTCTAAGAGTTGCTTGAAACTCTTTCTGATAACGGGTAGCAATCGCTGCAATGTCCTCAGATGCAAGTTGATTATCTTTCGCTTTCTGGGATAAATCCAAAAGCTGCAAGACCTTTCGAAGTTTTTCTCTAAAATTCATAATTAATTAATTGTTAAATTAGACATACTGATTTATTTTATTCCGGAGGGAAATGCTGTCCAAGTACTCCCGTCCACGAGAGTTTGCGTGGACGATGGCTTCAGGAAGGGTCATCATAGAATCAATTAACCCTTTATCAATCGAATGTTGGGTATCAAAAGTTTCACCTTGGAATACCGGATCATCTTCAGGGAGATTGGCTAGTTTAGGACGAAATGATTTTACTTCGTTTAAAAATTGGACGGTAAGCGGATCCAAGACTTCTTTTATATACTGTTCCGGATGCCCAGCACGTAAATCCTCGAATTTCTTATTCTTGAGTGGAGATAGACTTGATTTCTCTTGAATGAGCTTTATCCCTAACTTCTCATAGTAAGCAGAAAAGTCGTAAAAGCTGATCATAGTACCAATGCATCCAATTTGATCATTCTTCGTTAATGCATGTATACCATTAGCACTATGACAGGCAATATAGTAACCGGCAGAAGCACAATATTGCTCAACTAAGACTTCTACAGGTTTCTTAAGTGAACGCATTGTTTCCGACAGCCGGTCTAAGTACCAAGCTTCACCTCCACCAGAGTTAATGTGAAGGAAATGCACAGATATTGAAGGATTACTCTCTGCAGCAATCAAATCTCTCTCAAATTGTTTTGAGGAGAAATACCATGATGAATTAGAAGTAATTGTACCCCATATACGATGATAAGCAATTGAGCCTTCAGGCAGCTCTTCTGATGAGAAATCATTGGTTAGGCTTAGACTTTTAAGCTCTGCAGTACATGCTATTTCTCTTTTAAGTTTAGCCACCGCCTTATCTACCTGGTCTTTATAAGTAGGTGGTTCCGCTAAAAAGAAAAAAGATCCTGGCACTGGGTTCTTTTGATCCAGGAGTGGAAAACATTCCATCATGGCAGCAGCATAAGCTTCTGCCGTGATGAAGAGTTTAGATGTAATAAGTAAGTTACGAAGAAATGTCCTATTCATTGTAGCGCATCTTTTCAGCGAAGGTAGTCCATGAAAAGAAGGCTATGAAGGACTGTTTATGCAGGTAAAAATGGTGAATGGAGCATCTTACTGGAAATTTTCAAAGTTGCAGTGTTCAAGTTTGCGGAAATTGAAACCAAAGCCGGAATATCATCCGTGCCTATTACAATATCCTTTTCTAAAGAATCACGCAAATAAACAATAGCAGACCTAGCAGTAGAAAATTCCCGAAGAGTATCCACATCCGGAATTTCAATCGTAATGTCTTTGCTACAATCGAACAATTTACCAGATACCGAATCTGTAATAGAAGGAGCAAAAGAAAAAGGATCAGCAAGAAAACGATATTCTTCTTTCTTCATTTTTCCTATAGGTTTAACCCTTAAAGTAATAGTTAACTCTCTCATAATCTTATAATTATTTGATATTCAACAAGTTCGCCATGCAGCGGACGTTTTTTCGCCATTTTGGGACAAAAAGAATAGTTCGGTTGGTCATTTTTCACCCGTTTTTTAACCTCTTTTTATATTCTCGGCGTGTTTTCCTTTTGCGTATATTTTCTCTCCACCGGTAGAAGTTTTTTAAAAGAGCATCTTCAGAGATAGAATCAATGCAATACGAACACATGAAATGATGCACAACATCCAGGTTCTTCAAAAGATGTCCATTCATTTCATTTTCATCCATTGTAGCGTGAAGTTCACGGTTAAACATCCGTCGCACTTCCTTCTCTATTAACCTCACAGAGCTAGGCGAAAGGAAATTATAAACTTTAGGATCCTTTCCGATTCGTCTTTCAGGAAGGATAAACGTCAGATTACCATAATCAACAGGAGATTGATTCTTTTGCCGTTTGGCCATCAATGTCCATATCGTGTGATAAAGATCAGTATTGTCTGGTATTCTGAATGCTTCTTCAGAACCATTATTATACTTTCCACGTATGTATTCAGCCAAATATGGCTCAATATTAATACTAGTCGTAATCATAGTCTTTTCAGTAAAAGGATATTTTTGAAATACTTTTATTTATTTTTGCTTCCAACTGTCCAACCGTCCAACATGCCCTACTATAATACGAATAGTAACCTAATTATCAGCTATTTAATATTAGAAGCATGACATTGAATGACTGTTGGACAATGTCCTACACATCCAACATAAGGTTTTTAAGTGGCATTTTGTTGGACAGGTCATTTTTTATTCTGTTGTAATGTAGAAAACAGTAAATCCAACACGTCCAACAACGTCCAACCGAACAACAACGATGTTGGATATATATATACTATTTTTAATTATATATACTACTGTACTACAGGCTCTTACATTTTAAAAAGTTTTAGATGTTGGACTGTTGGACTGTTGGACGCTATGTTTTGAAAATTATCTTTTCAAAATTACTTTCTCTTTGTTTGGTATTTCTTTAAATTCAGGGGGTCCGGGGGATTGAGGCTAACAAACATAAATGATAGAGTTGATTACAAATCGAAATGTCCGCTTTATTATAAAAAGAATACTCCTCGACTGACGGGATCAGCGGAGGAGTATAAATCAAGTAACACATCGAACTAAAATGGTAATGGTTGCTTGTTATTGTCTGCAGATTCGGGAGAAAGTTCACTGTTGGAACGTCGCAAATCAATATCATACAATTCTTGGAATATTTCATAGTTCAAAGCAATACAGCTAGAATTAGTAAATCTCTTCTCAATCTTCCGAACCATAGTATTATCAACCGCTACACCATCATCAGGATTGCTATTCTCATATCCGCCTCTAGGTACTTCTACAACTTCGTTCCAATTAAAACGTCGAGCATGAACACATCCTATATAACTAGGATGTGAACGAAGATTCTGCTCAATGGTGGATTGAGTAGAATCCTCGTTACTATAAGAACTCCGGGCGAACTGTGTATAAATAGCACTCAAGCGCAAAAACAGTATTTTAGTCCCTGCAGGAAATGCTATTTCTTTCTTCTCCCCTCCAGGTGTCTTAATAGTAATCTTATCTGGTGTATCAATAGAGAAATCTCGATTCTCCATTATCGCCTTTGTGTCAATCATAACATCAATCGATTTAAAGAAAGTAGCAAGCTTATCAGTCTTACTAATCAGTTCAACCTGGAATTTTATCTTGGCGCAAGCTATTTTAAAAAACTCTTTGTAGGAAAAAGGTAGATTCATTTTAGTATGACTTTCGACAAGTTTACATGTTGCTAAAAAGAGCGATGCTGTTTTCATCAGACGATCTATCTCACCGGCATTGTGCAGTTCGGTTTTCAATTCATCATAAGCTTGCTGCTTAAGCGTCCTGAAGTATTCCATCACTAATGGTCTAAGCTTCAATATCTCCAAAAGTACATTCGAAAGCCCTATTTTGTTAGGATCCTCAATATCCTTGAGCTGATTAAACATATCTACCTCCTCTTGTGTACGGTTCTTTGGCTTAGGAACCTCACATACTATAATACGAGACATTAGTGCATTATCATCTCTTTGCGGTGTTTCCTGCCCGCACAAAATTACAGGAGCATACACCTTATCATTTTCAATTTCCTTCCCGGACGTACCTTTTCGTTTCTGCCGACCGTCTCCATCGTAAACAATTCCTTTCAACGCCTGAAACTTAGCATCGGATATATCTTTATTGTTATACTCATCCAAGACTACCGGGACATCTCTGAAGGTGCTCATCAAGGTAGACATCGCAGCGTCTGTACCAATATTTAGATTAAAAATGGGCACTTTCGGAGATATGAATAAAGAGCGAATGGAAATTGCAATTTGCGTTTTTCCTGAAGACATAGGCCCCATAAAGAAAGGAGCTGTAAACAAACGGTCTATACAGTGTATATTGCTACGAAATGCGCACATTATAGCAAAGAGAATGCCCCATTTACCATTATCATTGATTTTATACACCTGATCCATTAAAGAGGCCCATTTTTCAAAACTACATTGTTTCTCGGCCGGAATATCTTTATAAACTAATTGGGAAATAAGTTCATATTTATCAGACTGGCGTCCGGATCCAGCGTATATGGTAGAAAATGCAGGAAGATAATAGTTCTTCTTATTATGCGTCACGACACCGAGCTCATTGACTGGTTCAAAGCGTGGCTGTTCATCTACGACATGGAATATCCCATTTGAAAAAGCGAAAAACATATTATCTTCCCGGCGTGAAGCCCCATCGACTTGCTGATTTCCATAGGTTAGAATCTCTGAACAGGTGATAAAGTGTCGGGACATATATTCCCGTATTTTAGTCCAGTGTTTTTCTTCTCCGGAGGTGAAGTTTACAGCCTCCAGCTGAATCAGTTCTTCTTCGATGGTTGCTTTCTTTAATAGAGCTCTGGATTGAACTTCAATATAAAGTGGAGTCTTGTAGTATCTCCGATTTATCTTAAGGACTCGTTTATTGGCCTCCTTATCATCCGAATAAATATGAAGCAAAGGAGTCATGAAGAAATCGGCTATTTGTTGATGCCCGCCTTTCTCTTGCCGGAACATATAGCATACAGGCTCTCCGTCTTTATTTAACTTTGGATAGAACCCGCATTGACGATACATTTCATTGTATTCCGGATTGTCATCTACATATCCTGGCAGTTCATTCGGATCGTAATCTTCGTCATCGTCATCTGTACGCTGGGCATTGATGGCCATACGAGACTTTCGTTTAGCCAAATAAGGTTTTAATATTTCATTAAAGTCAGTCTTGCTAAGCGAAAGATTATCATAGAAATATTTAGCATTAACCACTCGGACTGAATCTTCAGCATAACTGATCAAGTCAGCGCAACGTTCAATAAAAGGGGTCTTTTCTCCAAAATAAGGAGCCAAGAACAAACCATGTAGATGTACATAGTATTTTATGAACGTATAAGTTTTGTCTGTTCGCTGCTCATCCCTGTCATACCCTTCCTCATCCTCTACTACTTTCTGCTCTTGATCCTTTGCAGTTACAGTCACTGTTATGTTTGTCAGACCGGCACGATAAAGCATTGTCAATGCGGAAAGATAGTCTGATTCATCCCCATCTCTATTTATAAAAAAACCCTGACTATCTGTTGTAAAATAGGCACACTCCCGACGTATAGCTTGGATATCTGTCGCCGATGGAACTCCATGCAAAAGAATAACAGGAGTGTCGCCATACAATTTCAGAAACAAATCAAAATCCGGTGTAAGTACACATGGTTCGCCTTCATGACGTATTTCCTTAATTTGTTCAAGACCATAAACACCCGGTTTCATCTCCTCAATCTTTGGGACATCCTTCACGTTCCGGGCAACGTCACGTATCTTACGCTCTATAATTTCTGTTGTAATCTCAAACTTTGCGGATATCTTCCTCACATAGTTCAACCGCAAGGTTTCTGAAGAAATACAGCCAATTAAATTACAGATCGTATTCAGTGCCTGCTCCTTTGATTCTGGATTATCAAAGTCTTTTCTGAAAATATCCGCAAAGTAACTGGCAAAATCAGTTCTCCGATTCATCAGCCATTTCGCTGTATTTTCTTTTTCCGTAGCAGCTATGTTATCTGGATCCTTCCCATCAGGAAGAAGAATACATTGAACAGTTAGACCTGCTTTTAATAGTAACTCACAGTTTCTTAGTGAAGCTTTTAGACCTGCTTCATCCGGATCATAAACAAGAGTTATATTTTGCGTAAACTTGGATATCAACCGAACCTGTTCTGGAGTAAGTGCAGTTCCAGAACCTGCTATTGTGTTTTCGACTCCAGCCGCATGCATGGATAGAACATCAAACTGCCCCTCTACTAAATAGGCGTTATTCATGCGGCCAATTGCTCCACGAGCCTGCAAAAGTCCAAAAATTTGATCTCCCTTTTTGAAAACTGGAGTATCACCGGTATTGTGATATTTGCCCGCCTTCTCTTTGGGAACAACGAAGCGTCCGGAAAAGCCGGTTACATTACCATGCAGGTCAAAGAATGGAAATATTATCCGGTCACGGAAGTTATCATAAACCCTTCCATTTTCAGACATCTTTAAAACATCTACTTTTGTCAATATAGCCTCCGAATACCCTGCTTTCAGCATTTCTTGAGCTGCCAAATTCCCTTCAGGAGCATATCCGAGCGCAAAGTCTTTAATAACCTTATCCGTCAACCGAAATCCACGTTTGTAGAGGTATTCTTGCGCTTCAGGAAGATGTTTTTGAAAGAAAACAACCGCTCCCTTCAGCGCAATCCGCATCGCCTCGAAATCTCTCGCTTTACGCACTTCCTCATCAGTTAACTCTCGATGTTCTATTTCAATGCCCGCTTTCCTTGCACACCATTCTGTTGCTTCAGCAAACGACATATTCTCATGTTCCTGAATAAACTGAATAACATCCCCTTTATGATCGCATACAAAGCATTTATAAGTTTGTCTACTTGGACTGACAAACATCGAAGGATGACTGTCATTGTGAAAAGGGCAGACGCCAACGAAATTCGATCCACTTCTTCTTAGAGAGACGAATTCAGACACGACATCGACGATGTTCAGTGCTGATTTTATCCGGTCAATTTCCTCTTTACTTACCATAATTATTATTCATTAAACATACTTAATTGCCTAGCCTCAAAAGCCTCTTGGAGTGTAAGTCCAAAATATTCGGATAGTGCAACGTATTCTTGTTGCGTAACCTGCTTGCGGCCATAATAAATATCCCAGAACCGCATCTGGTTAATGTTTACTTCGCGATAAAATTCTCGTGTCGGAGAAAAATTCTCCGGATGACGGAACTTAAGACGTAACATCTCTTGCACTAGGTTCCGCTTCACTGTCTGGCCAACAACTATCTTTTTTCGATGCATGAATAGTTGAACAGCCAACGGTGATCGATGGACGTACTCGGCCATTTCCTCCAGTGTTTTTTTACCTGCGTTTTCCCGCACGTACCATTCTTCTTCTTCTTTCCATTTCCCATTGTTCATACGATTCTTTCCTCCATATTTGGGTAAAATCTTCATTAAACTCATATTCAGAATGCCTGTAGATGTAGAGACAGCAGAATTTTATAAATAGTTCCTGATCTTCTGCCCGCACATCAGTTGATATATCGTAATACTTATTGATGCCCAATTTATCAAGAGCACTATTTACGCGAGCTTCAAAATTGCGAAATTCTTCAGGACCAAGACGAGACAAATATTCATCTATCCACAGAGTACTGACAATCTTATATTTCTCCAAACTCTCTCTCATGACTATCGCATTTGTTTTTCTGTTTTTTCCAGTTTATTAAACTCCACAATAGTCTGTAAAGGAAGGTCATATCTCCGTTGTCGAACATTGGACCGCAAAGAAAAGCAGCGGCCAACAGCATCCCACCGAAACTTCTTCTCTTCAATAGTCGTTTGCCGGTTCCCGAATATGGTCACCTTCTTTGGGATCTTAACCCTTCCCTCTACTTTACGGACTTCCTGAGAGTCATCATATAGCATTATCTTATCAATTGCATATCCACATGAAATCATGGTCTGCTCGAAAATATCCTTTGAATACATAACTATATTTATTTAAGTGTTGGAATATCGCCACAGCATGGATCAATAAAAAACACAAATCCTTTCTCATCTATACGATATCGTACAAGAAGCCGCTTATGGTTATCTATTTGTATCCTTCTGCTCATATTTAAAATTCTCATGTAATAATTTTTATTTTCTAAAAAACATATCTCCCGAAATAGATCGGGCAGTATCATCGCCAGTCAGCCGGATATATCGGAAGAAGTTCTGCTCGGTGCGATGGCCGGTGAGTTTCATTATCTCAAACGTTTTCATCCGGCCGGTCAGGTACATGTTGGTTGCAGCACTCCTTCGGGCTGTGTGACTGCTAATTAGCTCCCACTTTTCACGGGTAACAGTTCTTAGTTCGCCGCCTTGTGTGAATGAGTAAGTAACCGAATCATTCAGCCCGATTTCCTTCATTATCACTTTCAGATACTTGTTTACGTACTGGATGCAAAGCCCATTCGGTAGATGCCCACTATACTTCGCAAAGATTTCCTTCACATAGTCATGAGCTGGCACTTTTACATCTACGTTCGTTTTTTTAGTACGGATCATGACATAGCCGTTTATTAGGTTCTGACTTGTCAACCTTGAATAGTCGGAATAGCGAAGAGCGGTCAGACAGCCAAGTATAAACATATCTCTGATTCTCTCCTTTGCCTTCCGCCTATCCTGATTGACAAACTTGTAGTAGTATATCCTCGTAATCTCATTCATTGAAAGAAAGACCGCATTTGTAGGCTCACATTTCAAATCAATCTCATCATAGGTAACATCTACTGCATAGTTGTATTGCGATGCTCTACGGACAAGAGTCTGTATTTTTAGAATATATCCTACTATCGTGTTATGCCGTAGCCCTTGATCTTCCAGGTAGATAATGAAATCGTCCAGAAATTCAGCCGTCACAGAATTGGTGAATATATCACAGTCAAACTCTAATGAGAAGTTCTCAATGTGCTTTATTATCGCATCGTAAACGGCTGCATAGTGTTCAGACTTGCGTCTGCTGCGCTTTTCAAGAACATCCCGGATGAAGTCGATGAAGAATATACCTTCTAATGGCTTCTCTTGCCGGAAGTGGTTAATGTAGTCCTTGCGTACTTGGACAGTCGGGACCGGTTGTGATAATTGTAATGCTTTGGCCGTATCATTTTAAAGGGTTAATCTTAATTCTATGCTTCTTTACCTCTAAGTAGAGCGTATCTACTGCAGGTTTAATTTGCGCATCCACCGTTACATCGGTAAATGAATCTCCAAACAAGGTGTAATTTTTCAATTGATAACTTACTCCTTGTGCATCAAGCAGATTCTTGAATTGATCTGATTCTAATTCGTTGTCGAAAGTGTAGGTGTATTGTTCCATCTTTAATTTGCTATGAAATTACTACCATTGCCGGAGCTTCTTGCCCCACTTCATCAATAACCATCAAGTTGATATCACCTGTGTAGATATAAACTTCTGCTTCCGGATTACAATTTTCCAATTGTTTTATCAATTCTGTCACAGTCATAATTACCTCCTATTTCATTTGATCAGCTAATTCCATCACTTCCATTTCCCACCGTATCTTTTTAATAAGTCGATATGCCGGCCTATTTGTTAGCCACAGAAGTATATTCATTTCTTATTTGTTTTACGCTAATTGTTTATCAAATTCTTTAATGCAGCTAAATAAAAATCCTGCGACTACCGGATTAACTGCATTTCCTATTGCTTCAAGACGGTGTACATTATAGGAAATCCCATCATCCATTCGCAAAAACTCGGAGTAATCTTCAGACCAAAACGAGCTGCAAGACATTCGGCTAAATTTCCCTCCTTGAATTTTGAATGACTGACTTTTCGGATTAAAGATTGAACTTTCATTGTGTATCTTTTCCCGTCCGATTTGGTGGGAGTCATAAGCGATACAGTAGAGCCGCTCTCTATTATGTGGAAATCCGAAGACTTTATTCTGTATACATTTCCATTCCGCATAATACCCGATTTCGGAAAGGTCGCATAAGACTTGTTCGAATCCTCGAATAAGGAGCATTGGGCTGTTTTCAATGAGCACGTATCTGGGTCTAACTTCCCGTACAATTCGGTACATTTCATTCCATAATCCGGAACGGCTGCCGGTGATGCCGATTCCCTTTCCTGCAATACTGATATCTTGGCATGGAAATCCACCGCTGATAATATCGACGTATACGGGACCTGATAATTTTTCAATGTCTTCATATTGCTTTGTATTAGGAAATACTTGTTTTAAAATACTTCTCTGAAAAGTTTCTATTTCACAATTCCACAAGGTGGGGATATTATTCATTTGTGCTCCTAACTCGAATCCACCGATACCACTGAATAAACTTCCATGTGTCATTTAATTCATTATTAAAATAGTTTTGAGGGTTATTTAATTAGATATTTCTTTTGAATGTAATTATGCTCAACAACCCATATAAGCATTTCATAAACGGTATCTAATATTGCACCAACTGGGGCTGTATTTAAGGTGCTATCACTGCTTGAGTAACTGTATTCGCAGATATAATCAGGCGCAACTTTGTAAAGAATGAACATATACTTTTTTTCTAATCTTGGAGGAATTATTTCCAATAAGTCCTGAAGGGTAAAAGCACCTATGCCATACTCACGTTCTTCCCATGACTTTAGATTTCCCTTTTCTCCTACTGGAGTTAATCTTGCTATATGTTCCGGAGCAACAGGATAAGTCCAATACATTGATGCAATACTTGTATCGACCCCTAATGCTTTTAATCGCTTCATCTGATCTATTGTCAGAACTTGTTTTTTCATCATATTTTAGCTCCTTTCTATTCTTGATTTGATTTGATTTGATTAAAGCGTTTTCAAAAGTTCTTCTTTCGATAAAGCGTAATTCCTTTCTAACTCAAACTCATAAACTTCCACCCTATACCCAGCACTTTCGCCTACGCGCAATTTATATCTCGCAGATGAATCAAAAGGTTCACCTGTCTCATAGTTGAGGTTGACGGTAACCTCAATCGTTTCGATTGTAAATTCCTGCACCTTGTTATTATAAATAGCCCATACAGTCTGACCGGGCGTAAACTTTGTTTTTATTATCAT